CTTGTTTATGCCCCTCTGCACTCAGTTGTAATACTCAGACCTATTACGATGATATAGGCGTTACATGCGTCTACTGTATATTACAACTGCTCACCCTTGGGAAGTGAGTTGTGGTGCATTAGCACCTAACAGCAGATATCAGACTGTTAGGATTAGTAGTTTTTGATTTCCCACTTCTAGGAATAGAGGTATAAGACTATACTGACCTTTGTATAGAATATAGAGCCTCATATAATGCGTCCATTATACTACAATCTCTACACTTCATGTTCTCTCACAAGGTGGCAACCCTTGGTAACTATAATATTTCATACTATAGTCTTGATAGCCTGTACCATTTACTTTGTTCAATGGCTACTATCTTCGTATTGTATCCACACGCTCAGCATAACTGATTGTGTTTACCTGCTTGGATGAGAGTATTTTGGTACAACATTATTGGTTAGTTGTACAAGTTGCGGAGAGGAATACTGCCTCACACTCTGTGTATATAGTTAATCATTTCCTATCATTAGTTCAAGGATACTGATTAGTATTTTCTTATTTAGATGAAACCACAGGATCATCTATAGTTTCATCATATATGAATGTTCCAGTTTCAAGATACTGAATAATCTCTGATTTATATGCATAGTCAATTCCTTTAGAAGGAATAGCATATATAGTTCTACCATCTACATCATCAATTGGTACTATAAAACCAAAGTATATGTTAACAGTAAGGATAATCTTGGCAATGAATAAATGCATAATTATGTTTGTTTAAGGGTTGAATAATCTTGTTTTATGTTCTTTGATGGGTAACAGTCTGCTCTAATCCTAATGGTTAAATGGTGCTTGACTGGAATTCCGGAAGATATCTTTCTCTAATTGTTACAGGTAATAACACTAATACTATAGAGAGAGAGATAAGACTAATAGATATAGTATAGGATAGTAACTTATATTTTCATAGTTAGCTATATTAATTCTATTAGTTTAATATTATAAGAGGAATAAGAGCATGTAGAGGAATGGAAGAATAGGATAGAAGTGTAATACCTAACCCCTTACTAACACTTGTTTATCCTTAATAAATGTACCCATGTAAGTCACATTAATTACTACTAGTTCCATATCTTTCCTTATTAGTGGAAAAACAAACTAAAGCGGCACGCAGTGCAAAAGATTCACCATAAAAAAAATAACCCTAATCACTTAGGGTTTCACTTTAATTCCAATAAGATTAACAGGTATTGCTACCAGCCTCTAATTACTTAGAAGCCGGAGCAAATGCCAATGTACTCTGTACATTAGACTCACCAGTAGGATGAATCATCCAAGATGCTTCACCGTCAGCAGGAGTAAAGTAGCTGATTGACAAGTCTCTTGACAATGCATTTACTTTCTCACTAACTCTGAATGTAAGTCCAGTATCAGATACACCAAAGATTTTCCCTGTGTGTGGGTTCTCAACCAAGTCTAACTTGTTGATACCATTCATCTGTGCAAATACACCGATGTTTTGAGTTTTACTAAAAGTGCTCATGTTTAATGCTCTTTAAGGTTAATATATAATTTATCCATATTAGTGGAAAAATAATTCAAAGCGGTGCGCAGCACAGAGGATACACAGTATACTTATCTACCCTTAAGTAGCTTCATCTAGTTAATTAACTCTTGAGGCCATAATGTCTCATTTTATAACTACTTGATTCTCAGTGCTAAAGTCTACTTGCTCCACACGGTGGAGACAAAAAAAATAAAGGCCTAAGCCTCTACTTTCTGTAACTCCATAATCTCTTCAGTAAACTCACTCATAAGAGATAAGAGTTCTTTGACATATGCCATATGACTTGGAGTTATTGTATCTTTAGAGAGTATCTCAGTTATATTGTTACTAGCATATTTAACTGCTTTCTGTAATCTTATTATTGTGAATTCATCTTGTATAGTCATAATATATAAATTTAACTTTAGTTAAAAAATTCTTTAATGCGGTCTGAAAGACAAAAAGAAATACCCACTATTTGTGGGTATTCTCTTTGGGGAATCCTATGCAAAGGACAAGGTACTTTGCACATTGGATTCACCTGTTGGATGTATCATCCAACTCTCCTCACCATCTGCAGGTGTGAAGAGGGACACGGAAAGGTCAGCACTTAGTGCTTTAACCTTTTCTGAAACTCTGAAGGTAACACCGGTGTTGGAAACACCAAAGGTTTTACCTGTGTGAGGATTGATTACTAAGTCTATCTTAGTAATGTTGTTGATGCTTGCGAATACCCCAATTGATTGGGTTTTACTGAAATCTGACATAATATAAAATTTAATTGTTTAATAGTAGTGATAAAATATTTAAAGCGGTCCGAAGGACAAAAAAAACTAAGAGTTATCTCTTAGTTTCCTTGCATCCATTCTGCCAAATCTTCCTGTTGATCAATGGATAAGTTGTTATATTCTTCTTGTGTCATAGTATCTTTTAATGATAGTGTGAAAAACTTCTAAGGCGGTCCGCAGGACAAAAGGGAAAGGGACTTATGTCCCTTGACCCTTAGTCTAAGATTTCCACAGGCATCCCACTGATAGGGTCTAGTACTCTCTTGACTTGCTTACCATTTGGATATACTATGGTTTGAACCAGTTGAAGTATACCTCTGACAGACTGAATAGTGATAGTTGATATCATAACTTAAAAGAATTAATTAATTAATCTCAGTGAGAAAATAAAACTTTTTTTCCGCAGGAAAATAATTGTTTATAAGTACAGCAGCACAGTGCCTGACTGTCACAGTTGCAGGGGGGTACCCACCTTCCAGCCAGGACCGGGGGGTTAGCTACTAGGGGGTCACCACCTACCCATACATACAACAAAACCAAATACCTTTGTCCAGTATTTAGTACAAGAAACTTGACATCCTGGGGGGTATCTGTGGCAGGAAGTGCCCGGGGGGTCTGGCTATCCTGAGGTACCTATAACAGTTCACCTACTCCTACTGGATAGGTATAGTGAAAAATTTTATATAAGATTGTGTCGCAAGTATCTACTATATTTGAGACAGAATTTTCCACCATAACCGGAATATAACTTATTTAGTGATGGAAATTTTCCACTATAAGTATATAACCTGCATGAATTTTTCCAGCATAATGTAACATATAAGTTACAAAATAGTATACTTTTGTAAACTATATAACACATTATAAGGTTATAGCCTTACTGAAATCCAGTGTCATCAAGTTATAACCTTAATTAATTAATATTATGTACATTTGAAACATGAAAATATTCTTTGATCATATTAATGGGTTTGGTAAAGTAAGTGACTTAGAGGTCATAGTCAATTGTGCCTATGGAATACTTGAGCCTAATGAATCTTCTGTAAATGCTTTAAAGGAAGGTTGGATTCCCTGGGAAGGTAAGTGGTATAATGAGCGTAGTACTAGAATTGATCTTAGTAAATATAAACCAACTAAGACTACTAATAAGTTATCCAAAAGAATCATAGTACAAGCTGGAAATGTACTAGCTGATTTAGAACAGTATGAAGAGTTACATGAAAAGTATTGTCAGTATCATAACTTTAAAAGAGATATTAAACTAGAATCATTTAAAGATTGTTTTGTTATAGAATATCATACTGATAAACTAATAGGAATAAGTTTGTATAAAGAATATGATACTCAGTTTGTAGCATATCAGTTTATCTGGGATTATGCAGATCCAAAGTTATCTTTAGGTTCAGTAGCTCAAATGATAGAATGTGAAACAGCTAAAGTATTAGGTTGCGAATATGTATATTTACTTGGTGGGTATGAAGAGTGTTGTAAATATAAAGCTAACTATCCCGGTTTTGAATTCTGGACAGGAAAAGAATGGTCTACAGATATTGAGTTATATATTACCTTAGTATCTAGAGATGAGAAAATAAAAATTGAGAACTATGATCTATGAACCAAGAAACAGAGTAGAGGTTAATACACCAAAAGGCTCAGGTATTATTTGGTTAGTTACTGAATATGGTCATGAGACTGACACTATGTATACTATAATTATAAATGCTACAGGAGAATTATGGCAGTTTACTCACAAAGATATCAGAGCTAAAAATAACATAACCTATAATAGAGTAATTAAATAATTTTTTGTATATTATTATATGAAGAAAATTGACATGGGTAAATACATTCTACTCATTGGTAATGATGCTACTGAAATCTTTGACTACTATAAAGTAGATGAGATGCACGGGTTAAATAGAGCAGATGCTCAAGCTGAAGAAGTAGATAAGACTATTGGGAATGGAGTTTACATATATGGATTAACTAACTATGATCCGGCAGATAAAAAGTTAACTGCTAAAGATCCATACAAACCATTTTTGTTTTTAAACATGGGTACTTTTAAAAAGTATTCTATTACAGAGAAAGCTACAGCTATTATGCATGAGACTATGCACATGAGTATCTTACTTAATAACTGGAAGATCACTGACAAAGAAGAAGAAGTTATAACATATGCTGAAGATGAAGCAAACAAGATCATAGAGAAACTAAAGACTACTAAGGTAGAATCCCCAAAGAAAAGTTTCTTCACTAGAAAATAATATGGCACCGGAACTAGATATTATATCTATAGAAGAAGAGCTAGTCTTATTAGAGTCTCTGGCAAAAGCTGAAAAAGATAGTAAGGCAGTTAATGATAGAACTCTAGTAAGATATGGTAACTCTATATATGGTAATGAACAACTAGATCCTATTCCGGACTACCTACTAGATCTGTGTTATAAGTTAATAGATAAAAATATACTAGATGCTTTACCGGAAGATGTGACTGTCAATACTTATTATCCCGGAAACAAGATGACCCCACATATAGATAGAGCAGATGCGGGACCTGTGATAACTATATTAAGTTTATTATCTGAAGCAAATCTTACTTTATCATATGGTTCTAAAAAACAAATTATAACATTACCTTCCAGATCTATTATACAACTTAAAGGAGTATATAGAACACACTGGAAACATAGCATAGAAAAATTAAAACAGAAAAGAATATCAATAGTATTTAGACAAACCGGTAAATAAAAAAGTTATGGCAAAGATTAAAGATAGTGGAATGACCACTAAAGTAACAAAAAAGATTTCTAGACCAGGGATACATGCTAAAAGTGGAACCTCACAATTGAAGTCTTCAAAAAAATATAAAAAATTATATAGAGGTCAAGGAAAATAATTATATATTTGTATAAACCAAATATATAGTCATGGAAGAAGAGGTTATAATTAAAGAAAGTAAGATCTACAAGTTTGGAGAAATTCTTGTAGGTTTAGATTCAGAAGATATTGAAGAATCGGTAGAGGTAGAAGTAAGAAGAAAGTTTGCAGAAATTGCAGAACTAATCTTAACCAACTATACTACAGAAGATAAATCTCCAGTAAAAAGTTTAGTATTTGATCATACTATAGGAGAAATCCTTAATGCTCAAATGTGTGTAAGTAAATTATTAAAAACCAAAATATGAAACCGTTTAAAACCCTAAGAGGAAGAAGGATACTTATTGAAGTACCTGTTAAGAAAGAATCAGCAATTAAATTATCTGAAAAAGATGAAGATGCAATGATGTATGAAGCAATGAAGCAATGGAATAGACTTACTATATTCGCTATAGGTGATAAAGTAGAAGATGTTGTTGTTGGTGATACAGTATATATTGCAGTTAGTCAATTAGAACATGCAGAAAAAGTTGACATTGATGGAAGTGTAAAGTTAATGTTGAATGAAATGGACATTGCAATAATCTGGTAAGCCATGGTAAATATAACTCATGATGATTATCCTTCTTACAGTTCTACTATTACAAAAGTTTGGACTCGTGATATTCCAGAAACAGATATTAAAGGAACACTTTGTGAAGATTGGAAAAATAGAGTAGTAGATCTTTCTGATCCAACAAGACCTGAGTACTATGGTGGCAAAGATAATATCTATGAAGTATTTAATGTACTGGAAGAGTGGGAGTTAGATAAAGACTTTTACTTAGGTAATGTAATTAAATATGTAGTAAGAGCTGGTAAAAAAAGTTCTAGTGTTAAACAAGACTTAGAAAAAGCTTTAGTATATTTACAAAAAAGAATTGACACATTATGAAAATTATAGCAATAACAGTAATAATAATAGCAGTAGTAATTTTATGGTTACTAGCACATATAATGTATAAACCTATTTTTGATAAGGTAACGCAAAACTTTATTATAGATAAAGCAGGAATAGAATTTGCAAACATATGTATAATGATGATGTTATTGCTTACCTTTTTATTAGGTGTATGGATTTGATCTAAAGTAGTGTCTTAACTCTCTCCAAGTTTTTTTACACTTTAGATTAAACAAATCCCTAGTTGACGCTAGGGATTTTTTATGTGTAATTAATTTTGTTATATAAACTATTTTTTGTATATTATAGTATATAAATATTATAACATATACAATCATGGATATTCTAAATTTCATCTCTTGGATCAAGGGAAGCCGTATAGTAACTACTGTAGATGCTACACAAACCTTAGTACCAATTGGTTTAAAAGACAATAGAAGAGATGATGGATATCTTGCTGGTGGTATTACTGCACAAGATTTTATTACACAAGTAGCAGGTGTTATACCACAAGGTGCGCAAGGACCAATGGGTCCACAAGGTGTTGCTGGTCCTGTAGGTCCTGCTGGTTTAAACTGGCAAGGTGCATGGTCTGCAGCAGGAACATATGTTATTGATGATGCAGTAGGTTATGGTGGAGCATCATGGTTCTGTATTGCAAATGTAGGTCCAACTGCAACTACTCCAAATGCTGATCCTACTAAGTGGGCATTACTTGCATCTCAAGGTTCTCCTGGAGCACAAGGAATCCAAGGTATTCAAGGACCACAAGGTCCAGCTGGTTCAGGTGGTGGTGGAAGTCTTCCATTAGGAACTGCAGTAGGTAATACTTTATGGTGGAATGGTGCACAATGGCAAGCAAATTCTGCATTATATAATAATAATGGTAGAATTGGTATCAATGTTAATAATTTAGGTAATAATGCTCTTAGAACTGCACAAAGTATAGTTGGTGGTATTTCTCCAGGAATTACACAAGCTCAAGGAGTACTTGGACTTGGTATTTCTAATAATATAAACACACCGTATGCAACTCTTCAATATGGAGTAAATGGAACTAATGTGAATCCTGTATTTGATAATGCTGCATATTTTACTCATAATGGTAACTACAATATTAAATTTGCTACTCAACTTCAAGAAAGATTAATTATTCAAGGTAATGGTCAAGTTACTGTAGGAGCTACAATGGCTACAAATTCAGATGTAAGTTTTGCTATAAAAACTTCTAATATGGAATTAGAAGGTAATGATGCAGGTTTAATTCTTAATTCACCTAGTGGTAATAGATTTAAAATTGCTATCAGTGACTTAGGAGTTTTAAATATTACAGTTGCATAATAATTTAAAATACATATACAATGTTAAATAACTTATCAAATTTTTGGAATATCATCACAGGTAGGATGATAAAAAAAATAGCTGAACCAAGTGACTTAATACCATTAGGTACAAGAGATAGCAGATATGGTGGCAATTATAAACCTACTGCTATATCTATAGCTGATTTTATTGCACAGCTTAATATACAACCTGATGTAACAGTAGTAGGTCTTTCTGTTTGGGCAAATGGTTTTAGAGTTGTAGGTTGTATAGATGAAGATATCTTATTACCAGACAATGCAAACTTAGAATATACAAGTCCATTAACAATGTGTGCAGGAAAAACTTTAACTATTCCTGCAGGAACAACCTTAACAATAGTACCTTAATAATATTTAAAAAATAAAATCATGAGTACAATAAATGTAGATATAGTAGATCCTACAACAGGAACTATTGTAACTTTAAACGGAATAGAAGTATCAAGTAATGGTACAAATAATATAAACTTAGGTGAAAATTCTGGTCAATTAATTACGACTGGACAATTAAATACAAGCTTAGGTGTATTTACTATGCAAAATAATACTACATCAGTTGAAAATGTAGCTATAGGTAGTTATTCTTTAAGTTTAAATGATGGACCTTCTGGACAAGTTGCTGTTGGTTCAAATGCATTAAAGTCATCAAATGGTGGAGCTAGTCAAACTGCAGTAGGTAGAAATGCACTTTTTAGTTTAACTACTGGTTCGGGACTTAACACAGCTATAGGTCATGGAGCTGGATATTTTTCAACTTCTGGAGCTTCAAATGTATTTATTGGAGCTAGTTCTGCTTTATCTAGTACTACTGGTAGTAACAATATTTGTTTAGGAACAAATTCAAATGTACCTGCTGCTGCTACTGATAACTCTATTACATTAGGTAATTCTTCTCATACTGTACTTAGATGTGCAGTAACATCTATCACATCTCTTTCAGATGCAAGAGATAAAGAAGATGTTGTTGAATTAGCAGCAGGTTTAGAATTTGTTAAAGAACTTAACCCTGTATCTTTTGTTTGGAATGACAGAGAAGAAACTGGTAAGCATGGTGTAAAAGACTTTGGTTTTATTGCACAAGACTTAAAAGCTACTCAAGAAAAACATGATATGGCTGAAACATTAGGTTTAGTATATGAAGAGAATCCAGAAAAACTTGAAGCAAGCTACGGTAAATTAATTCCTATTCTTGTTAAAGCTATCAAAGAATTATCTGCTAAAGTAGAAGCATTAGAATCTAAAAAGAAAAAATAATAATAATTTAAAAAATAAAATTATGCCTACAACACCTTCAACTTTAAATGTAGATATAGTAGATCCATCAACAGGACCTAGTGTTACCGTAAACGGAATAATAGTAAGTTCTTATGCTGGTAGTAATTTTAATATTGGTTCTCTTCAGACTGGAATGACTGTAGGAGCTAATAACAATACTTCTGTAGGTAGTAGTGCAGGTTCGGCAATAACAACAGGTTATCAAAATACTGCAGTAGGTACAGGAGCACTTCCTTCTTGTACAACAGGACATGATAATGTTGCTATTGGGCCAAGTTCATTACAGAATCTTGTTACTGGAACAGATAATATAGCTATTGGAAGTTTTTCAGCATATTCACAAACTGGTAATTTTGATACAATTGCTATAGGAAGAGATGCATTAAGATTTTGTACAGATTATGCAAATATAGCAATTGGAACTAATTCACTCAGAACTCTAGTTACTGGATTTAATAATTGTGCAGTTGGCAGATATTCTTTTTCAAATACAACAAGTGGTTCAGGAAATACAGGTTTTGGTTTTCTATCTGGTCAAGCATTTGTTGCTGGAAGCAACAATACATTTATTGGATATTCTACAGGAGATGCAACACTTTTAAATGGAAGTAATAATACACTTATTGGATATAATGCAGAGCCATCAACATCTACTGCTAATAATCAAATAACACTTGGTAATCCATCAATTACATCTTTAAGATGTGCGGTAACATCTATTACCTCATTGTCTGATTCAAGAGATAAAGATGAAATTACTGAACTGTCTGCTGGTTTAGATTTCATAAATGATATTAAGCCAGTTTCTTTTATTTGGAAAGATAGAAACGAAGAAGGAAAACAAGGAGTTAAAGATTCTGGATTTACTGCACAAAACTTAAAAGAAGTTCAAGAGAAATATAATGTTTCAGAAGAAATGAACTTAGTTTGTGAAGATAACCCAGAAAAACTTGAAGCATCATATGGTAAACTTATTCCTATCCTTGTTAAGGCAATACAGGAATTGTCTGCTGAAATAACTTCATTGAAAAAGAAATAATAATAATAATACTTAAAAAATAAATCATGCCAACACCAGCTTATTTAAACGTAGATATAATAAATCCATCAACAGGAACAACCGTTGCTGTGAATGGAACATTTGTAGGTTCTCCAAATTTAGACCCTAGTAACATTGCTATTGGAGTAGCTCCTACAGGAATTGCAGTAACAAGCCATAACAACACATTAATAGGTGGAGGTGCAGGTTTAAACATGACTACAGGGTATCAAAACACTGCAATTGGAACTACCGCATTATTAGGAGTAACAACAGGATGGGATAATACTGCAGTTGGAACTACTGCTTTAACAGCAAATGTAAGTGGAAAATATAATGTAGCTCTTGGAAACGAAGCATTAAAATCAAATACTACAGGTAATAATAGTGTAGCTATTGGATTTGAATCTTTAAAAGTTTATAATGGTGTTGCTGGTAATGTAGCTATTGGTGCTTATACATTGAAAAGTTTAGTTAGTAATATTCAGAATACTGCAATTGGACTTCAAAGTTTATCAAATACAACTTCAAGTAATAATACTGCAGTTGGTTTTCAATCTTTATTAAATAATACTACAGGAAGTAGTAATACAGCTTTTGGAGCTGCAGCAGGTCTTGTATTAAATTCAGGAAGTTTCAATACTTTTATTGGTGGTCAATCAGGAAGTCAAGTTACATCCGGAACTAATAATGTACTCTTAGGTTTTGCATCTGGTTCCACTTCTTCATTACAAACAGGAGATAATAATATATTGATTGGAGCTGGTGCATGTTGGCCATCTACACCAAATGTTAGTAATGAAATTACTCTTGGTAATTCAAGTAATACAGTACTTAGATGTGCAGTTACTTCAATTACATCTTTATCTGATGCTAGAGACAAAAAAGAAATTACTGAACTACCAGTAGGTCTTGAATTTATAGAAGGTTTAAAACCAGTATCTTTTACATGGGATGATAGAGCAGAAGAAGGAAAACATGATGTTAAAGATTTTGGATTTATAGCACAAGATTTAAAGAAGTCTCAAGAAGATGCAGAATTATCTGATGTACTTAAATTAGTATATGAAGAAAATCCTGAGAAGTTAGAAGCTAGTTATGGTAAACTTATACCTATTCTAGTTAAAGCCATACAAGAATTATCAATAGAAGTTAAACAATTAAAAAATAAATAATGGATATCTTAAATTTTATTTCCTGGATCAAAGCTGGTAACTATAGAGCTACCCTTCCAACAGAAACAGTTAGTTTACTTGCCGTAGGTGTAAAAGATCCTTCACGTGATGATGGTTATCTTTCTATTGCTGTTAATGCTGCTCCTTTGCAAGCATTATATGATACTGCTAATGTAACTCAGTTAACTGCAATAACTACTGCTGTAACCGTTAATGCTAATAATGGAATTATTACTACAGTATCAAGTACTCTAGGAGCAGGTTCTAATGCAGCATTTACAGTAAATAATTCTAAAGTACTAGCAACATCTAGAATTCTTCTTACAGCAGAACATCCTGGAGCTGGGATTCCTATATTAATTACAGAAACAATTACTAATGGAAGTTTTGCTATTCGTATTTATAATCTTGGATCAGCAGCATTTAATAATGTTGTTAAAATTAGTTTTATAATAATTAATTAAATAAGAAACTATGTCAGTAGGAAATTTAAAAACAGACGGTCAAAAAGGAAATAATTTCCCTTGGCAATTGCAAATGCTAAAAGGTCTTCAAGGTATTATTGATGCTTTAAATCATGGAGTTTGTTGTCCACCAGAATTACGAACTCCAGTAGTTGCATATGAAACTACTCCAGGTTCAATACCTGATGGTACATATGGATTTTCTATAGCAAATGTAGGAGCTACAGCAGGAACTGTAAATGGACTACCTTTACCAGCTGGAGTAACAATTAATTTTGATCCAGGAGTAAATAATACTATAGTAGGTATATCTTTTGATGCAACAGGAACTGACTTCTTAATTACTTATATATTATAAGTAATGAGTACTGAGATAAATATAGATAGATACTCTTCAAATCCTTCAGGGTTTTTAAATGGACTATATACTCAGACTAGTTCTAGTACACCTGTAACAGCTACTGCCGTTGAGGGTAGTTTATTAGATGGTGGTCTAGGAACTCTTACAATTCCTGCTAATGGATTTCAAGTAGGAGATAGTTTTAA